AGGAGATCGAGAAGTTCGGCCGGCTCGCGATGTACTACATGTCGCTCGCCGTGCTCTGCGACCCGACGAACGCGATCGTCCTGCACAACCTGGGCGTCTTTCACAACGGACGTAACGAGTGGAACGAGGCGCTCTGGTGCCTCTGGGCCGCGACTCGGCAGATGCCGGAGCTCGGTGAGTCCTACCGGGTCGCTGGCAACATCCTCGGCACGAAGGGGAACGTCGCCGGCATGATGGACGCGTTCGAGAAGTCGAAGGCGTGCCCGGTGAAGGGCGGCGACGATGAGTACGGCCGCGCGCTGCTGCTGCTCTCGCTCGGCGAGTACGAGGAGGGATGGCGCCTGCACGAATCGCGGTGGAAGACCGTCGAGTTCAACTACGGTTACCGCCGGCCGGATGTGCGCGGGCCGCGGTGGGCGGGAGAACCGCTCGACGGCCGGACGCTGTACGTGCACGGCGAGCAGGGCGCCGGCGACGTGATACAGTTCGGACGGTTCGTGGCCGGCATCGAGGGCGGCACGGTCATCGTCGAGGTGCTCGAGAGCTTGGTTCCGCTCTTCCAGGCGTCGTTTCCGCGCCTCACGGTCGTGAAACGCGGCGATCCGCCGCCGGAACACGACCTGAACGTGCCGATGATGTCGCTCCCGTGGGCCTTCCGCACGACGATCGACACCGTGCCGGCGCCGTTGCCGGTTCCGGCGATCGAAGACCGCGCGCTGTGGCGCACGATCCGCGACGCGCCCGGGCTCAAGGTTGGCATCGCCTGGGCTGGTTCGCGCGCGCATCCGAACGATTCGACGCGGTCTATGCCGGATGAGCTGCTCGGTCGGCTCGCCGGCACGCCAGGGGTAACGTTCGTGAACCTGCAGGTCGGCGAGCGCGCGGACGCGTTTACGCGCCTGGGCGACGGGCAGCTCGATATCACGCCGCAGCTCACGACGTACCTCGACACCGCGGCCGCGCTGCAGGCGCTCGACCTCGTGATCACCGTCGACACGTCCGTGGCGCACCTGGCGGGCTCGTGCGGCGTGCCGACGTGGATCTGCCTGCCAATCCACTCCGAGTGGCGGTGGATGATCGGGCGGCGCGACACGCCCTGGTACCCGACCGCCACGCTCTGGCGACAGACGAAGCCGAACGACTGGTCGACCGTGCTTGACCCGATGCGCGAGCAGCTCACCACCGGACTACTCACCGAGGCCGCCTGATGCACAACGGCGCAACATCCCTCGCGGCGCCACGCCGCGCGCAGTCGAAGCTCTTCACCGAGCGCGTGATGGTCGGGCGCGCCCTGGACGTGGGCGGCGGCCCGGATCCGCTCGACGACAAGATCTTCCCGAGACTCACAAGCGTCGAGGTCTACGACCTGCCGCGCGACGGGACGCTGCTCGCGGACATCGCCGACGAGAGCTTCGACGTCGTGTACTCGTCACATTGCCTTGAGCACCTCGACGATCCATACACCGCGGTGATGAACTGGTATCGCGTACTCAAGCGTCGCGGCTATCTGGTCATCGTCGTACCGGACGAGATTCTCTACGAGCGTGGCTTCTGGCCATCTCGGCGCAACTCGGGCCACAAGACCCGGTGGACCACGCGCCCCGAGATGTGCTCACTGCTGGGGGTCTACCCGGGCGACAGCGTCTGTCTATACCAGGCGGTCGAAGAGCGGGGCGCCCGCGTCCTCTCCTACCAGCTCCTCGACGACGGCTACAACGCGCTCCACCCCGGCGATCAGACCGCCGACGGCTCCTGCGAGTGCGGCATCGAGATCGTCGTGCGCAAGGAGGTCGCGTGAGCGCCATCCTGACGCAGACGGAATTCGGCCCGATGCTCGTGCCGCCCTACGACGAGTACCTCGGGCAGGCGATGATCCGCGAGGGTGAATACGCCCCGCTCGAGTTCGAGACGTGGCGCCCGTACCTGTTCGAGGGCGCGGCCGTCGTCGATGTCGGCGCGAACTTCGGCGCGCACACGTTCGCCTTCGCCCAGGCGGTGGGGCCATCGGGCCTCGTGATCGCGTTCGAGCCGCAGCGGCCGCTCTTCCACATGCTCGCGGGCTCGTGCGCCCTGGGCGACTGGAACAACGTGCGGCCGGCGCAGCTCGCGCTCGGCGCCGAGCGCGGCATCGTGACGGTGCCGTTCTTCGACTACCGCGCGCCGAACAACTTCGGCGGCCTCGAGCTGAACAAGTCCTACCCGGTGGGCGAGGACATCTCGCGCGTGCGGCTCGACGACCTGAGCATCACGCTCGACTTCCTCAAGATCGACGTCGAGGGCATGGAGCTCGACGTGCTCGTCGGTGGCGAGGAGACGATCGCGAAGTGCCGCCCGGTGATCGCGATGGAGGCCGACCGCGACGGGATGCCGGAGAAGCTCATCGACTGGTGTAACGCGCACGGCTACCGCGCCTGGTTGCACAACCCGCCGCTCGGCGACCACTGGCCGACCATCTGCTCGATCAACCTCTTCGCGCTGCCGATGGAGAAGACGGAGCTGCCGGAGCCGGAAGGGTACGTGACATCGCTCGCGCTGCAGAAGGCGGCGTGACCGTCACCACGAAGAAGGCGCGGCGGGTCGTGATCCCCCGCCTCACCATCCCGCCGGAAATCAAGAAGGCGCAGTTCGAGTCGCTCACCGGGTACTCGTCGAAGCAGATCACCCGCTGGGTGCAGGAGACGGACATTCCGCACCGGCGCGACGGCAATGAGCTGTACTTCCCGTGGCCGGGAGTGCGCGCGTGGCTCTTCGGCTATCTCGAGGCGAAGGGGAAGCGCTCGGCCGCTCCGGAGTCGTTCGACGATGCGCGCAAGCGCAAGGAGATCGCCGAAGCCGAGATGGCGGAGATCGAGCTCGCGACGGCCCGGAACGAGCTCGTGCGGACGGCGGATGCCGAGGCGTGGTTCGCCGATGCGTGCGCCCGAGTGCGCGCGCGGATGGACAGCCTTGGACCCCGGGCCGCCGCCGCGGCCTTCGGGGCGGAGACGGTGCAGGAAGCGCAGGCACGCATCCAGCCGGTCGTGGATGAGGTGTACGCCGAGCTGCGCAAGACCGACGACGTGCCCGACATGGGCGAGGACCTGGAGGACGATGGCGACGGCGATCCAGCCGGCGAGTAGTCGCCTCAACGGCCTCTCTCAGCTGCTGGGCGCCGAACGTCGCCTGCGCGTTCGCATCTTCAAGCCGCGCCCTCGGCTGTCGATCAGCGAGTGGGCGGATCGGCACGCGGTACTGCCGATGGGGGTGAGCGCAGAGCCCGGAAAGTGGCGGACGAGCCGCGCGCCGTTCCAGCGCGGGATCATGGACGCGATCTCAGATCCCGAGGTGCAGGAAATCGTCTGGGTATCCTCGAGCCAGATCGGGAAGACGGCCATCCTGCTCAACGCGCTTGGCTTCTACATCGACCAGGAACCGTCGACGATCCTGATCGTGCAGCCATCCCTCGACTTCGTTCGCGATTTCTCCCGAGAGCGCGTGAAGCCGATGCTTGAGGCCACCGACGTGCTGCGCGGCAAGGTGAAAGAGTCGACCGCCCGTCGAGAGAGCGGCGACACGCTCCTGCGAAAGGAGTTCACCGGCGGCTTCCTCGTGATGGTCGGCGCGAACTCCCCGACGGGGCTCGCGTCGCGGCCGATCCGTATCGTCTTCTTCGACGAGGTCGACAAGTACCCAGCGAGCGCCGGGCGGATGGGCGACCCGATCAAGCTCGGCACGAATCGCACGCGCACGTTCTGGAACAAGAAGATCGTGAAGGTCAGCACGCCCGGCATCGAGGAAACGTCGCGCATCGCGCCTGCCTACGAGAACAGCGATCAGCGCAGGTACCATGTGCCGTGTCCGGATTGCGGGCATATGCAGCACCTGCGTTGGGCGCAGCTGGATTTTGACACCTGCTGCTACACGTGCGAGACCTGCGGCGTGCTCATTCCTGAGACGAAGAAGCCGTCGATGCTTGAGCGCGGCGAGTGGATCGCGGCGTTCCCTGATCGCAAGGTTCGCGGCTTTCACCTGAACACGCTCTACTCGCCGTGGACGACGTGGAAGGAGATGCGTGACGACTTCTTGCTCGCGAAGCAGGCGAAGGATACGCTGCAGGTGTTCGTGAACGAGCAACTCGCGGAGACGTTCAAGATCGACGGCGAGGGCGTGAACGCCGAAGGCCTGGCCGCGCGCCGTGAGAAGTACGCGGCCGAGGTGCCCGCCGGCGTCGGCGTGCTCACCGCCGGCGTGGACGTACAGAAGGACCGCCTCGAGCTGCTCGTGAAGGGCTGGGGCGCCGGGCAGGAGTCGTGGCTGGTGCGGCACGTGCGTCTTTACGGCGACCCGCAGCAGGCGGACGTCTGGGACCGGCTTTCGGTGTGGCTCGATCGCGCCTGGGCGCACGAGGCCGGCGGCACGATCGCGATCCGCTCGCTGTGCATCGACTCCGGTGACCAGACGCAGGCGGTGTACGCGTTCGTGCGCCGGCGCCGCGGCGCGTGGGCGACGAAAGGCCTTTCCGTGCGCGGGAAGCCGATCATCTCGAAGCCAGGCACGCGCAACAAGTACGGCGTGCGCGTGGTGCCGATCGGCACCGACACCGCGAAGGACGTGATCTTCGCGCGGCTGATGATGGAGCAGCCAGGCGCGCCCGGATATATGCACTTCCCCGAGGCACAGCCGGAGGGCGCCGACGACGAGTATCTGCAGCAGTTCGGCGCCGAGAAGGTGTTCATCCGCCGCGTGAAGGGGATCCCGTTTCGCGAGTACCGTGCCGTGCGCGCGCGGAACGAGGCCATCGACCTCGAGGTGCTCGCCCTGGCGGCGCTGCACCTGCTTGGCGCGGCCGTCTACGACCAGCTCGGGCTCTGGGTGGAGCGCGTGCAGGCGGCCGGCGCGCTGGTGAAGAAGCCGGACCAGCCGCCGCCAGGAGAGCCGCCACCGCCCGCGGAACGGCTGCCGGTTCGTCCGCCGATGCGTCCGCGCGGCGGCGGCTGGGTCGGGAGCTGGCGCCGATGACGAAGCGGTGGGAGGAGCATGACCTGCTCGTCGGCCTGACGATCGTGCAGCGCGAAGTGATCGCCTGGACGATCGAGGGACTGCACGTCACGGAGATTGCCGACCGCCGGCACTGCTCCGAGAAGGCGATCCGCGACCACCTGCGCGCGGCGGCGCGCCACCTGGGGATTCCGCGCGCGACGCAGCGCGAGATCCTCGCCGAGTTCGTGCGCCGACTCGCGGCGTAAGTCCTTCCGAAATCGAAGTATACGGGGTGGACGCATAGGGGCATCGTGCCCATGTGACCGTCACCCTGCGCGAAACGCCCCCGGCGCAGATCGTCGCCGGCGACTCGCTCGAGTACATGCAGGCGATCCCTGCAGATCTGAGCGGGTGGACGCCGTCCGCGCGTCTGACGGGTCCCGGCTCCTCGGCGACGATGAGCGCAACCAGCTGCACGGTCAGCGGATCGAGTGTCGACGTGCTGTTCTCGGGCCAGTCGACGCCAGGCACGAAGACGCTCACCCCCGGGCAGTACCTGCTCACGGTGTGGATGACGAACGGGAACGATCGCTACACGATCGCGAAGTACCCGATCACCATCACCACGGACCTCTCGACCGGCACGCCGGCGCAGACGTTCGCCGCTGCGCAGCTCGCGGTGGTCGAGACCGCGATCGCCAATCGCCTCAGCGGCAATACCGACGGCGGCATCGACGAATACGAGATCCTCGGGCGCCGGGTGAAGAAGATCCCGCTCAAGGATCTCTACGCGCTGCGCACGCGCCTGCAGGCCGAGGTGCGGCTGCAGCAGAACCCGAACGGCGCCTACGGCCGCGTGAAGGTGAAGTTCACGCAGGAAGGCATGCTGCCTGACCTCATGCGGCGGTACTCGTGAAGGCCGCCCCGGGCCCGTTCACCAGGCTGCGCGCGGCGATCGCGAAGGCGATCATGCCGGCGCAACAGCGGAGCGCTTTCGCCGCGGCGAACACGACGCGCCTCACGGCCGACTGGATCCTCGCCGGCCTGCGCTCAGCCGACCAGGACGCGCGCTACGACCTCCGGAAGCTGCGCGATCGCTCGCGCGAGCTGGTGCGCAACTCGGCGTACATGGCGCGCTTCCACCAGCTCGTGGCCGAGAACGTCGTCGGTCCCGACGGTTTCACCCTGCAGAGCAAGGCGCTGACGCTCAAGGGTGACCCGCACGATATGGCGAACGCGGCGATCGAGGCCGCGTGGGTCGAGTGGTCGCGCCCCGAGAACTGCGACGCCACCGGCATGCTCTCGCTCACGGAGATGCTGAACCTTGCCGTCAGCGGGCTCGTGACCGACGGCGAGATCCTCATCCGCAAGGTGCGGGGCGCGCAGAAGAACGGGTGGAACTTCTCCTTGCAGCTGCTCGACCCGGACTTCATCGACGAGAACTGGAACCGCGAGCCGCTGGGCACGGTGAGCGGACCGCAGGTCGCCGGCGCCGGCGGGCTGAATGCCATCCGGAATGGCGTGGAGATCGATGACATCGGGCGTCCTGTGGCGCTGTGGATGTGGACCCGGCACCCAGCGGAGTTCCCGCTCGACCGCCGCCGCATCCGCGTCGCGATCGACGACGTCTATCACGTCTTCTTGCCGACGCGCGTGAACCAGCACCGCGGCCTGCCCGCCGCGGCGCCCGTCATGCTGTCGCTGAAGATGCTCGACGGCTTCAGCGAGGCGCACCTCGTCGCGTCGCGCGTCTCCTCGGCGGTGCCGTGGACGATCGAGATCCCCGACCCCGAGAAGGCGCCGGGCATCGACCCGAACGCCGGCGCGCAGGATGTCGAGCTCGACGTCGAGCCGGGCACGGGGCTGAAGCTCAACCCGGGCGAACATCTCAACGCGCCGAACCCGAACTTCCCCGCAGCGGGGTTCGAGTCGTTCGTGCGCGCGATGCTGCACCAGATCGCCGCGGGGCTCTCGATCAGCTACAACAGCCTGACCGGCGACCTCTCCCAGGCGAACTACTCCTCGATGCGCGCGGGGATGCTGCCCGAGCGCGATCACTGGAAGCGGATGCAGCGCTTCCTCGCCGTGCACCTGCTCGATCGCGTGTACCGCGACTGGCTGCCGCAGGCGATGCTCGCCGGCAAGCTGCCTGGATCGCTGGGCTACGACCCGACGCGGTTCTTCGACGTGCGCTGGCAGCCGCGCGGCTTCGACTGGGTCGACCCGAAGAAGGATCTCGAGGGCGACTTGCTCGAGGTGAACGCCGGCGTGCAGAGCCTCACGCGCATCGCGGCGAAGAAGGGCCGCGATCTGGCCGAGATCATCGCGGAGCGGAAGGCCGAGCTGGATGCGTTCGCGAGCGCCGGCGTGCCGAGCGTGCTCGCCACCGCGATCACCGAGAGCCCGAAGACCGAACTCCCATCGAACGCGGACGACCCCGGCGCACCCGATGCAGTGCCGCAGAGCGGGTCGGGTCGCGTGCTGAGGATTGCCAATGGCTGACGACGAACGCGAGATCCCGACCACCCTCTACCGCACCGTCGAGGTGCTCGTCGATCGCGACGCGCTGGCCGTGCGGGCGGCGGCTCGCCTGGCGGCGCGCGCGGCCGCGGATGGCGACGGCAACGACGCCGAGCCGGACGACGACGAGACGATCCCGGTCGCCATCTCGAGCGAGAACCCGGTGTTCCGCTCCGAGTGGTGGAGCGGTGACGAGTACAACGAGGTGCTCTCACACGCCGCCGGCGACGTGGACATGACGCGCGCGCGCGGCGGCCTGCCGTTCATGATGAGCCACCGGTCGTATGACGGCGATTCGCAGCACGGCATCGTCGAGAACATTCGCGTCGATGGCGACGGCCGGATGCGCGGCGATCTCCGCATGAGCAAGGCACCACGATCGCAGGAGATCCGGCAGGACATCCTCGACGGCATCCGCCGCAACGTCTCCGTGGGCTACATCCGCGGCGACACCTACGAACAGACCCAGCCCGACGGCCCGACCAGCACGCCGACCCGCCGCTACCGCGGGTGGATGCCGATCGAGGTCTCGGACGTGCCAGTACCAGCCGACCACCTGGTCGGCTACGGACGGAGCGCCGAAGGGGCGGTGATCCGGAAGGTCCATCTCTCCCCTGCACCGGCCCCCAAGGCCCAGGAGCGCACCATGCCGGAAATCCCGGTGGCCCCCACGGGGGCCGAACCCGCTGCCGCGCCGAGCGCGACCGCGGGCGTCGACGCGCAGTACCGCGAACGCGTGCAGGCGATCACGCAGATCGCGGAAGCGCATGGCTTCAACGACAAGCTCGGCGAGTGGCTGCGCAGCGATGCCAGCCCCGCGCAGATCGCCGTCGAGGCCTCGAAGCTCATCGCCCAGCGCATGAAGGACGGCCCGCGCGCCCACGCGCCGCTCGACACGCGCGACAAGAACCACACCTTCTCGTTCGCGCGCGCGATGATCGCGGGCGACGAGCGGCTCGAGCGCGAGTACCGCGGCGAGACCGGCCGCACGATCGACGTCGGCTTCGAGCGCGAGATGCTGACCGAGCTGCGGTCGCAGATGCCGCGCTCCGGCCGCGAGGGCGTCGCCCTGATGCCGAACGCCATCCGCGCCGGCATCGACTCGGGCACGTCGACCACCGGCGGCCCGTTCAAGTTCACCCAGCCCGGCGACTTCATCACGCTCCTGCGGAACCGCATGGCGCTGACGAAGCTCGGTGCGCAGTTCCTGAGCGGGCTCTCGGGCCCGGTCACGTTCCCGAAGCAGAACGCCGCCGCGACGGCGTACTGGCTCTCGGAGAACAGCGGATCGGACGCGACGGACTCGAACCTCACCACGACCACGGTGAGCCTCGCGTTCAAGACCCTCGTCGCCACGACGTCGGTCTCCCGCCAGGCGCTCTTCTCCGCCGCGTCGGGGAACTACGACCTCGAGGCGATCATCCGCGAAGACCTCGCGCGCGTGATCGCGATCGAAGTCGACCTGCAGGCGATCATCGGCACCGGCGCGAGCAACAAGCCGCTCGGCATCTTCTCGAACACCGGCGCGCAGACCTACGCGCTCGGCTCGAACGGCGCGACGATGAGCTGGGCCAACTGGGTCACGATGGAGACGAAGGCGGCGAACTCGAACGCCGACCAGCTGTCGGGCCTCGGCTACCTCACCAACCCGACGCAGCGCGGCACGGCGAAGAACAAGGCCATCCTCGACAACACGGCGAGCGGCCAGACGATCTGGAACGGCGCCGCCGACAACGGCACCGTGAACGGCTACCCGGCGCTCGCGACGAACCAGATCCCGTCGAACCTGACGAAGGGCACCAGCACGACGGTCTGCTCGGGCGTCATCTTCGGCCCGTGGTCGGCGCAGATGGTCGGCCAGTTCGGCAACGGCTTCGAGGTCCTCACGGACCCGTACTGCCTGAAGAAGCAGGGCATGATCGAGCTCACGAGCTACATCTTCGTGGACGCGGCCAACCGCTACCCCGAAGGGTTCGTGCTCGTGAAGGACGCGCTCTAAGGATCGAGCGTGACCTTCGTCGACGACGACCTCACGGCGATGATGGCCGACACCGCACTCTCGGTGTCGGTCACCATCGGCGCGTCGACCACTCGCGGCTATCTCGACTGGAAGCAAGTGGCCGAGAAGGACGAGAGTGGCTACGACACGTTCGTCAATCGGCGCACGGTGACGATCGCGCGCGGCGCGCTCGGCACCATCACCAACGGCACGGCGATCACCGTGGACGGCGGCAGCTATGTCGTCCACGACAGCACGCGCGAAGCCGACGGCAAGCTGCAGGAGATCGTGCTCGCATGATCCTCGAAGCCTGCCGCCTCCTCGCCGACTGGCTCTCCGACGGCACGAACGGCGTCAACGCGCTGCTCGCGACGACGCCGCTCGATGCCGGCGACAGCACGCCGGCGAGCATCACCACCATCACCGACATGACGCGGGACGGCGAGAGCGCGCGCAAGCGCCTCCCGACGACGCTCCCCGGCATCACGGTCATGGCGCAGGGCGCCGATGGGATGGCCCCGCACGTCACGATCGCGGACGCCGAGAGCGACCTGCACATCGCCATCCGACTCGGATTCTCGAACGCGCAGACCGATCAGGCCATGCGCGATTCGTCGTACTACCTCCGCACCATCGTGCGCTCGCTGCGAATCCTCAACGGGAACGGCGACCCCACGAAGCGCGTGCGCAACCAGGTCTACCTCGAGAGCTGCGTCGACATGAAGGTCGTGCCGCTCTGGGAAGACCTGGGCGACCGCATCGTCACTGGTGCGGTCCTGCTCACCTACCACGTGCGCGATCAGTTCGCGACCACCTGAACACACCGAGAGGCCGCCCGATGGAATTTCTTGCGAAAGCCGACGGCACGCGACTCCCGATCCCCGATGAGGTGGTCGCGGAGGGCCGCGATGCCGTGCAGGCGTACCTCGTCGGCGCGGCCGCTCCCGTCGTTCCCGCCACTCCCCCGCAGTCCACGCAGCCCGCGCCCCCCGCGGGCGAGGAGCCGTAAATGCCCGTTCCCGCCAAAGTACTGCATCTCCTCGCCCTGCTCGGGAAGGAGGAGACGACCTACGGAACCGCGATCGGCCTCACGGCCTCGGTCGACGGCATCCAGATGCAGTTCGACCAGGACGATCCCGCCGCCCTGGTCAACCTGAACTACCTCGCCGACGGCGACATCGGGCCGTCGCTCTCGTCGCTCGCGAACCAGATCCGCACCGCGCCGACGGGCCTCTTCGCCGAGGGCACGATCCCGGCGCTGCTGCGCCTCCCGGCCGCGGCGTACTCCGCCTCGGTGATCCCGAACCTGCATCGCCTCTTCAAGTTCGCCGGCTTCGACGCCACGGTCACCACGACCACGGGCTCCGAGAAGTGGGCGTACACGCCGAGCGCGGCGGGCACGACGTACACGTCGCTCACGCTCAAGGGCTACGAGCGCGGCGAACTCGTGCAGGTCGCCGGCGCGCTCGCGAACCTGCAGATCTCCGGCAAGGACGGGAAGCCGCCGAAGTTCATGTTCCCCTTCAAGGGCATCGGCGCCATCCCCTCCGACTCGGCGTCGCTGCCGGCCGGGCTCACCTACCCGAACCAGACGAAGGTGCCCGTGATCAACCAGGGCATCAGCGTCACGTTCGGCTCGTTCCTCACCGCGACGGTGAAGAGCTGGGACTTCGACCTCGGCCGCAAGTTCGACAACGCGCGCGTGAACCTCACGGGCTCGAACGTCTACGCCGGCGTCGTGCCGAGCGGCCGCAAGCCGATCCTGAAGCTCGTGCTCGAGGCCACCGCGCTCGTCGGCTCGCCGTACCACACGACGGCCGGCTTCGACCCCTACAACCTCCGCGACTCCGCGAACCAGCTCGCGCCGGTCTCGATCAAGGTAGGGAGCACGCAGTACAACCGCTTCACGGTCGCCCTCGCGCAGGCGCAGGTCACGAACGTCACGCGCCAGGGCGAAGGCCCGACCGCGACGGTGGAGCTCGAGCTCTCGGCCTGCGAGTCGTCGCCGGGCGCGAACGACGATCTCTCGATCACCTGCGACTGAGGCCCATGGGCTTCAACGCTGACGATTTCCGCGCCGCCCTCCGACCGTGGCACTTCACGGTCGGCGGCGAGACGTGGGAGGCACGGCCGGTCTCTGCACCGGCCGTCCTGGCGTTCCACGCCCGCTTCCAGGAGATCGCCGAGAAGGAGGGCGCCGCGCTCGTGCAGGCCGGCGCCGACATGGAGGCCATCAAGCGCGTGCGCCGGCAGGCCGAACGATTCCGCCATGAGGCGATCGAGACCCTGCTCCGGCGCGCGTTCCCGCGGCGGTTCTCGTTCCAGTGGCGCGGCGACCCGGTGAAGAAGCTGCTCGCGCTGGATCCTCCGGTGCGCAACGCGACGCTGGCCGATTTTTTCGGCTGGGCGGCGGAGCGCGCCGGGATCGCTCCGCCGCCGACCCCAACGACCCCTGGGCAGCCATCATCGCCGCCCAGCGATTCGCCGTAGCCGATGACACCGGCGAAAAGCTCGGCCTCGAGGTCGCGATGCTCCACGTGGAACAGCGGTTCCCGTCGAGCTTCTACGCGCCGCACCGGTGGGACACCGACGACGGCTGCATGCCGTTCCGGATCTGCTGGGCGTACTTCAGCGCCCTGCAGGCTGGTCTTGCGCTCGACGCCATCACGCTCGCGCAGGGCATCGGCCTCGCGTTCAGCGGTGAAGAAGGCCGTGAGCACCTCGATGCGACGGTGCGCCGCGCGTTCCCTCCCGACGTGGAGGGCTGAGTAGTGGCGCAGAAAGAGGTCAAGTTCACCGTCTCCGCCGACGACAAGGCGAGCGCCACGGTCAAGCAGATCGAGAAGGCGTTCGACTCGCTGAAGGAGCATGCGTCGTCGCTGCTCGAGCTGCTGGCCGGCTTCGGCATCGCACTCGGATTCGGCGAGTTCTTCAAGACCGCCGTCGAGCAAGCGACGGAAGCCGACTCCGCGATGCGCCGCCTCGAAGTCTCCGTGAAGAACGCCGGCGACTCGTTCGAGGTGATGAAGCCGAAGATCGACCAGACGGTCGAAGGCCTTGCGAAGACGACCACGTACAAGCCCGACCAGCTCGTCGCGGGGCTGCAGGCGCTCATCACGGTCACGGGGAACACGGCCGAGTCGGTGAAGGCGATGGGGCTCGTCACCGACATCGCCGCGGCGAAGCACATGGACCTCGAGCAGGCGGCAACGCTCGTCGGCCGCGTGATCGACGGCAACACCGGCATGCTCAAGCGGTACGGCATCGTCATCAACGACGGTGACGACGCGCTGGCGGTCATGCAGGCGCGGTTCTCGGGCTTCGCCGCGAACGAGGCGCAGACCTTCGGCGGACAGCTCACGAAGCTGAAGAACGGATGGGACGAGTTCACGAAGGCGGTGGGCGAGGCGATCATCGGCAACGATGCGATGGGCCAGAACCTGCAGGGCACCGTCGGCTTCCTCGCGCAGCTCGAGCAGTTCGTAAAGGCGAACGAGGACACCCTCGGCGACCTGGTCACGGTCCTCGCGACGGTCGCCGGATGGCTCGGGACCGGGCTCAAGGATGCGCTGACGCTCATCACCGGCGGCTTCCTCGGCTTCAACCTCCTGATCGAAACCGTCGTCTACCTCCTCTTCCAGTTCTACAACGAGGGGCGGTCGATCTTCGGGTCGTTCGCGATCGTCATCGGCCAGTGGCTCGAGCAGACGAGCGGCTTCTTCGAAGCGTTCGGCATCAACACCGACGCCGTCGGCGCGAAGATCGCGAACTTCGGGCTCTCGCTGCAACGGGCGAGCTTCGCGGATCACGCCGCCCAGGCGGAGCAGCTCGGCGCGTCGTCCGCGAAGATGGCCGAGTTCGTGAAGAATGGCTTCGCGAGTGCGACCGGCGCCGTGAAGGACCACACGGATGCCCAGGACGCGCTGCACTCCACGGCGGTCGAGAACGGCGCCGAGCTCGAGAAGCTCCGGAACAAGCTCGACGACCTGGCTACGTCGACGGCGAACGGGAAGACGAAGGCGCAGGAGTTCGTGATCAAGATGCGCGAGTGGCAGCTCGCCGCGCAGGCCGCCGGCATGTCGAACGCCGAGGTCGACGCGGGCATGAAGCGCCTCACGCAGACGCTGAAGGACATCAAGATCGAGGAGTCGACCAAGGCCTTCAATGACCTCGAGGCGGCGCTTCTCGAGGCGACGGGTGACCCGGTACAGAAGGTCGTCGCCGAGCTCGGGAAGAAGCTCGACGAGCTCAAGCTGAAGCAGCGCGGCGTCACGGATCCGGCCGAGATCATCCGGTACCAGCAGGAACTCGACCGGCTGACCACGATGTACGACGCCCAGGTGCAGGCGGTCGCCGCCGTCACCGATGCGCAGGAGAAGCTCCGCGTCCTGCACGACTGGGAGTTCTCGCACCCGCTCTTCGGCGTCAACGGCGCGAATGCGATCTCGGACCTCGACGCCTACGGCAAGAAGCTCTCGGAGGTCTACGACGACCTGAAGACCCGCTTGAACGACCCCAACCTCACGGCGGCCGGGAAGAAGCAGATCGAGGACGAACTCTCCAAAATCGACGCCCTGTTCAAGCAGTGGGGCGAGGCGATGGGGCAGCACTACGAGACGCTCAGCAAGACGATGAGCGAGGCGCAGTCCGACTGGATCGATAAGATGTCGAAGTCGATCGACTCGGCCGCGCAGTTCGCCCGTGGCATCGATGCGATCGCGAGTTCGATGGGCCTGATGGACGACAAGACCCGCGTCGTCATCGACGACGTGGTCAACCTCGTCGACGCCGTCGGCAAGCTCATGGCGAACCCGGCGGATATCGGCTCCTGGCTGCAGGCGATCGGGTCCCTCCGCGACCTGATCACGAAGGGCATGGGCGGCGAGACGTCGGCCGAGAAGGCCGCGCGCCTCAAGGTGCAGTTCGACAATACCGTCGCGATCGACAAGCTCACCGAACGCGTCGGCGAGCTCGGCCTCGTCAACGCGTCCGGGGCGAACGTCGACAAAGCGTGGGAGAACGCGCAGTCGATCGTCACGTTCCTGAACCAGCAGAGCGTTCAGAACAAGACGAAGGTCGACCTGAGCCAGTG